CATCGACAAGGGATCAGATACCGTTAAGCGGATGGGCGACTCCAAACACGATGGACAATTTGCCAGCTCGCAGTCAACAAGCGATGCAACATCAGTTCGACACAGCAAGACCTGGACGAACAGCACCAGCGAATCTGAGGGAGCAAGTACATCCAGAGTTATATCCGAATGGACCGACCCAGACTGGCTATATTGCCGAGACAAAAAGTACCGGCCAATTAAACCCAGCATTGAGCCGTTGGCTAATGGGCTTCCCAAAGGAATGGGATATAGCAGCGATACAAGCGAGCCGATTGATGTCAACAACATGCAAGAAGCGCGAGTCATGAGGCTTAAAGGTTATGGTAATGCAATTGTTCCACAGGTTGCGGCATCATTTATTAAAGCATTTTTGGAGATTTAATATGAAAAAGTACACAGCGATAATTAATTTTAAGATTGAGATAGAAGCAGAAGATCAGGACGTGGCAGAATATATAGCATCAACGGCTCTACCTAAGACGTATTACTTTAGGTGTGATACAGGTAACGGGAAATATTTGAGAGGATTACCCCCTGTGGTCTTTGCAAATGAAGCCGAAAAAGAAGGTAAACCAGAAGGATACTGGAGGAATAGATAAGCGAGTAAAGGTGTGGTAAGATAAACAACTGTTATCAAAGATAAGAGGTTTTAAATGTTGTCAGCAGATAAATGCTACGAATTATGGTACTCAAAAAAGGACTTAGTGGAAACTATACGCCTGATCTATGAGACAGGGTTTAACGCAGGGCAAAAAAAGGTTAAAAAGAATGGCAAACAAAACGTCAAACAAAAATCGCAAGAAACCGAAGAGCAACCCTTTTAAAGCAAGTGAACAGTATGGCAGATGATGTAGACAAAGCTAATGCCCAAGCGCAGTTAATACTTGAAGTTCAAATAAAGCTAAACAAAAAGGACATTGATCCCTTTCAAAATGAGTCGGGTCAATGCTGGGAGTGCGATACCCCTGTTGCAGATAATCGCAGATGGTGTTCAACAGAATGTAGAGATGCGAGTGAGTTATGAAACAGAAAAGAGAAATAGACGGCTACTTTGATACCCATGCAAAAATTGTATGGGTGCTTGCAATATCATTGTTTATTTACGGGTACGCTAAATGGGGTTCTTGCTTCTAAAGGTCTAGTATGAATTGGGCAGACTTTGTTTTCCCCCCCATAAATCTCTGGAATTACCCTAAACAAAATGAGGATTATAAAATGAGCGATTTAGAAGATATAAATTTAAGTAGTCCCCACGAAACAGTGGTTAAGCCTGTGTGGAAAATAAAAGAATCACCTGCAACACCCGATCTTATTAACAACCCAGCGCATTATAAAAAAGGCGGTTTTGAAGTATGGGATATAATAGAAGCCTTTGGGTTAAACTATAATATAGGTAATGTGACTAAGTATATCCTTCGTGCGGGACACAAGGGTAATAAGTTGGATGACTTAAAGAAGGCTAGAGCCTATTTAAACAGGGAGATAGAAAAAATAGAGGGTAAGAAATGAAAGAGTTGTTTAAAAAATGGTTTTGCTCTCCTCACAAGTGTATTATTTTTAGAAACTATTACTGGATAAATAAAAAAGTATGCGTTGATTGCGGGAAAGAACACCCCATAGGCGAAGCGCATTTTATAAAGCATCAGAGGTAACCATCATGGTACAGTATAGATGAAAGTGTTAGCCCTGCTCTTAGTGTTATTGCCTACACTGAGTTCGGCAGGAGAAAAAGAGTGCTTAGCAGCTATAATGGTCAGCGAAGCATCAGGAGAAAGTTTAGAAGGATTGGTAGCAGTAGCTCAGGCAAGTATAAATAGGGCAAAGGCTACTAGGCGTGCGGTGTGTAATATAAAAGGTGTTACACGTAAGAGTCCACCTGCGGATTTAGCAGAGTATTATATGGCGCTAGCCGAGTCTATTTTAAAAGGAGGCAAGTCTATTGTCGGTGCTGCGGATAGCTGGGAAAGAAGTAGAATACCAAAATACGCGGGTAAGATTACCCGTAGAATAGAACACCACACCTTTTATGTATCTAAAAGATTAAACTAGGAGAAAAGAATGAAAGTAACACTAGAAGAATATACGAACTCCTTTAGTTTAGGGAAGTACGCTGGCATTTGTTATGGGAGAGAAGGCAATGACGAGAAACGATTGGCTCACATTATTGGGGTTGGGCACTTATCTGTGCTGCGGTTTGGTAGTGCTGTATTTCGCATTGAAGGAATTAGCAGAGTATGCCTAGCCCAGCTTACAAGAAGTAAGCATTTAGATTATTTAGTACGAAGCTCTAGGTACTGTGACGAAAGCGAAGCTGAGTATATTTTGCCTGCTGCATTTGAAACCATACACCCAGAGAACCTTGAGGTTATTAATCGCCACATACAAGAAGGCGCACAACTCTATAAAGAACTGCGGGATGGGGGGTTTGCTAAACAAGACGCTAGATATATTCTACCACAAGCACAGGAAACAGAGCTCTATGTAGTGGGTAACTACCAAGCATGGGTAGATTTTATTAAACTTAGGACATCTAAATCTGCTCAACTTGAGGTGCGAGAAGTAGCCCTTAAAATCAAATTACATTTACAACATGCTGCGCCTATTATATTTGGTGAACCCGATGCCTTGGATTGAATTAAATGATGATCGTAGAATACCCACAGATGAAATAGTGTATGAGTTGTCCATTTGCTGGGAGGAATATTCACAAAATAAAAGCGATCCTGAAACTAATGAAGCGATGGCCTTTTTAGTTCAAATAGCTGCGGCTAGGATGTGCGTAGTCAATAAAAGAAATCACTTCTTAATAGTGGGGTTGATAGTCACTAATGTGTTATGGGCGCTAAATAAAATAGGGGGGCTCTAATGACCCCCGAAGGTGCTATTAAAAAAAGAGTTAAAGAAATCCTTGCTGATGCAGGTGCTTGGTACTGTATGCCTGTAGGTTCGGGCTATGGCAAATCAGCAGTGCCTGATTTTATCATTTGTCATCAAGGATTCTTTATCGCCATCGAAACAAAAGCAGGCAACAAGCAAGCCACGGCTATACAGGCTAGGGAAATAGAACGAATAAAAGCTGCGGAAGGTATAGCGTGGGTTATTAATGAAACCAATATAGCGGAGTTAAAAGAATGGATATTATCGGTGTCGACCTTGAGACCTATTACGACAAAAAGTACAGTCTCTCAAAAATAAGTACTCAAGAGTATATAGATCACCCACTCTTCGAGGTTATCGGAGTAGCAGTAAAAGTAAATGAAGCCCCTGCTGAATGGCACAGCGGGACAATGGAGGAGACTAACAAATGGTTAGCCCAGTTTGATTGGGAAAATTCTTGGGTGTATGCCCACAACACTCTATTCGATGCCACTATTTTAACGTGGAAGTTCGGTATAAAGCCCAAATTGTGGATAGACACTTTGTCTATGGCTAGGGCAGTGCATGGCACAGAAGTAGGGGGGTCACTTGCTAAACTAGCGGAGCATTACGAGTTAGGGCAGAAAGGCACTGAAGTAGTCAGTGCTATGGGGGTTAGGCGAGCAGACTTTAGCGAAGAAGAACTAGCTAAGTACGGCCAGTATTGCATAAACGATGTAGAGTTGACCCATGGACTATTCAACCACTTAGCCCTACACTTTAATAGGATTGAGATAAAGCTCATTGATATGACTATTCGTATGCACACAGAGCCTAGTTTTGTCCTAGACCTGCCTACGCTAGAGGACCACTTACACCATACCAAAAGGCGCAAAGAAGATTTACTGGCAGCTAGCGGTATGGCTAAAGAGGACTTAATGTCTAATCCTAAATTCGCTGATGTATTAAGATCGCATGGGGTAGTGCCCCCTATGAAGATAAGCCCCACAACGGGTAAGGAAACATACGCCTTCGCTAAGACTGACGAGGATATGAAAGCATTATTAGACTATCCAGACTTTGACGTTCAAGCTATTGTTGCGGCTAGACTAGGCACTAAATCTACTATAGAAGAGACCCGCACCCAAACTTTTATAGAGATTGCTCATACAAATAGATACCTGCCTATACCGCTTAAATACTATGGCGCGGATGTATCGGGGAGGTGGAGTGGGGTATCATTTAATATGCAGAACATTCCTAGAACATCACCTATTAAATCGGCTATACAGGCTCCAGAAGGGCACGTTATAGTAGGGGCTGACTTAAGCAATATAGAGCTAAGAGTGAGTTTATATTTTTCAGGACAGCTCGATAAGCTTAAGATTATTGCTGAAGGTAAAGACCTATATAAAGACTTTGCCGCATCTGCATTTAAAATACCCTATGATGAAGTAACAAAAGATCAACGCTTTGTGGGTAAAACTAGCGTTTTAGGACTTGGATTTTCAACCGGGGCGGTTAAGTTAAGAGAGTCTATTAGGGCTATGTCAGGCACAGATATAGGTGCGGCAGAAGCAAAACGCATTGTAGACTTATACAGGGAAGATTTTAGTGAAGTTAAAAATACGTGGACTAAGGGCGGCCAAGTATTAAAAGATATGCGTGACAATGTAGCGGCAACTTTTGGTACGATTAACTTACCTGTAGCGGGCAGGAGGGGAGTGTTGTTACCGTCAGGACTCTATTTAAAATATCCTGATTTAAAAGAAATACGCACCGAGGCAGGTACGGAGTGGACGTATGCTAGCCATAGAGGCTCGCGTCGTAAGATATATTCTGGAAAAGTTGTGCAAAATACCATACAGGCTTTAGCAAGGTGTATAATGGGGGAAGCGATGGTGAGAATCACCAAGCGCTATAAGATCGCCCTAACTATCCATGATAGTTGCTATTGTGTAGTGCCTGAAGATGAAGCCCAAGAAGCCTTAGGTTTTATTATTGCGGAGCTGTGCAAAGAGCCAACATGGATGCCTGGCATGCCACTAGGCGCTGAGGGGGCATTTGGTAGGACATTAAAAGAAGCAGGATAATATGGCAAACCCCCCAGCATGGTCGTTTAGTTCAATAAAATTATTTAGTACTTGTCCTAAAAAGTATGAGTCTGAAAGAGTTACTAAGGAAGTAGGTTATCAAGAAACAGAGGCAACCCTTTATGGGGTGCAGCTACACTTAGCCGCTGAAGAATACATAAGGGACGGCAAAGAGATTGACGCTAGGTTTGCTTTTATTAAACCTTACTTAGATAATTTGAATAAAATATCGGGGGAAAAGCTATGCGAATTAAAAGTAGGAATAAAAAAGAATGATGCAGGAAGATTGGAGTACTGTGATTTTGACGATGCTTCTGTTTGGTTCAGGGGTGTGGCAGACTTGGTTATCCTTGATGGAGATAGGGCTTGGATAGTGGATTACAAATCGGGCAAAAGTGCTAAGTATGCGGATATAAAGCAGCTCGCCCTTATGGCGGCTGCGCTATTTCTAAAACACCCAGAGATTAAAAAGATAAAAACATCCTTACTGTTTGTGGTGTCTAAAGAGTTTATTAAAGAAGACTTCACAGCCGCTAACGGGCTAGACATTTTTAATACTTACAGTGAGCTATTGACTCAAAGAGAAATAGCCTATAATACAGGCGTTTTCAATCCTAAACCTAATGGGCTATGTAGGCAGTGGTGTAGCACTTTAAGCTGCTCCCATAATGGGAAGAATAAGTAATTTGCAAACCCTTGTTAATACAGACAGTGACAAGGGTGTAAATGGCGGTTATCGGGTGATTGGCCTTACAAATTCCGAGAGTGCGGGTGTGGTAATTTACATTTTTTTTCTCATCACAGGCCGCACTACCCTATATTAATTAGCGAGGTACATAATGAGCAAAGACATAAAAGAGCTTTTAGTTCTATATAATGACCCCAAGAATAGTTCTAAAGATAGAGAACATTACGCAGCTAAAGTAATGGACTTATTAAACAAAAAGGTATTAAGCAGTGACTAAAAAACGTGACTATACTCATGAACGCGCATTAGAAAAAGCAAAGCCTGGTGCCTTTGAAGCTCGGATGGAGAGGCAACGCGCTAGACGTGCCCTAGATAAAAAAGGTGTAGATCGCACAGGCAAAGACGTATGCCATGTTAAATCTTTAGCCAAAGGCGGTTCTAATAAAGACGGCACATTCCTGGCACCCGCTAAAAAGAATAGAACTTTTGCCAGGGATGCTGACGGTAAACCTAAAAATAAATACGACAAGCCAAAATGATAATAAAAACTAGATCAGTAAAACAACTAGCCAAAGACTCAGGATTAAACGAAGAACTGATAGAACGTAATATGGCCGCCCTGTGTGAGTTCACTTGGCGCATAGCTAAGAGAGAAAGAAAGTACTGCAATAATAAAGTCAGAGGGTGGGTAATGAGTGCTGATATAGTTAAACCCCCCTTGCTTGATCTGTTGAAAACAGAGGACGAAGAAGGAAAAGACTACCTTTAATTAAACTCGATTCATCACCGCAAGTGATTGGCGCATAGGATCATCATGGAAATTATAGACAATAAAGCACTGCTTATCCGTACCCGTAACCCAGATAAAATAACTGACGTTATAGAGCAGTCTAAAGTAATACGGGAAGTGCCAAATGTAGGGTACGAAGTCCTTGTTAAATGGACATTAACTAACACCTTTATCTTACACAAACTAGGGTTTAAAAAAGCGCCTTCCCCTATAGAGGGGCAATACGAATGGCCAGGTATGTATAAACCCTTTGACCATCAAAGAACGACAGCTTCTTTTTTAACTTTAAACAAACGAGCGTTTTGCCTGAATGATATGGGCGTAGGGAAAACTATGAGCGTAGTTTGGGCGGCAGACTATCTGTTATCAAAAAAAATTATTAGTCGCGTTTTGATTGTTTGCCCCTTATCTATTATGGACACTGCATGGAGAGCTGATCTATTTAAAACAGCTATGCACAGAAAAGTAGATATAGCTCATGGTTCAAAAGATAAAAGAATTAAAGTGCTAAAGTCCGATGCCGAATTTGTCATCATAAATTATGACGGCATAGAGATAATAGTCAACGATATAGCTAAAGGTAAGTTTGATTTAATTGTATGCGATGAAGCCTCAGCGTTAAAAATACCTACTACCAGACGGTGGAAAACTTTAAATTCGCTTATAACCCCTAATACTTGGATGTGGCTATTAACAGGCACACCTGCTGCGCAGTCGCCAATGGATGCTTACGGGTTAGCCAAAATGCTCAATCCTAATTCCGTACCTAAATATATAGGAGCGTTTAAAGATCAGGTTATGCTGCGGCTAACTCAGTTTAAATACATTCCCCGTACCGATGCACAAGCTACCGTGTTCAAAGTTTTACAGCCCGCTATACGATACACCAAAGAAGAATGTTTAGACTTACCAGAGTTAACCTATGTGGAGCGGGATACTCCTATGACCTCACAGCAAAAGAAATATTATGACATTCTGAAAAAAGAAATGTTATTTGAAGCGGCTGGAGAAGAAGTCAGCGCGGTCAATGCTGCAGTAAAAATGAATAAGCTATTGCAGATCAGTTCAGGGGCGGTCTATAGCGATACTGGAGAAGTAGTAGAGTTTGATTGCTCAGCAAAGCTTAAAGAAATGACGAGCGTAATAGAGCAGAGTAGTCATAAAGTACTAATATTTGCTAACTTCAAGCATGGGATCATTACTATAAAAACCCATTTAGATTCACTGGGGGTAACGTCGGATATTATTCATGGAGGCGTATCAGCAACCAACAGAGCTAAAATAATTACAGACTTTCAAACAACAAAAGATATACAGGTACTGATTATTCAACCTAAAGCCGCAGCGCATGGCATAACTTTACACGCGGCTAACACAATAATATGGTGGGGGCCGATAACAAGCACTGAAACTTATCTACAAGCCAATGCTAGAGTACATAGAGCAGGGCAAAAGAACCCTTGCACAGTGGTGCATTTAGTAGGCAGCCAAGTAGAACGGACACTTTATGCAAATCTTACTAGTAAAACAGCAGCGCAAACTACGTTACTTGATATGTATAAAAATATAATTGGACAAGCCTGAAAAACTTTGCTATATTTACACCACCTTACGATATTCGTAAGAGATAATAGGAGACCACTATGACAGAAATAACCGCAGACAAGCTAGTATCCATATACATAAAGCTTAGAGACAAACGGGCACAAGCACTTAAAGAATTTGAAGAGTTAGATGCTGAATTAAAGACCCAGCAAGACATGGTGTCTGGCAAGCTACAAGAAATGCTTAAAGAAATAGGCGCAGACAACATCAAAACAAAGCACGGCACGGTGACCCGTACTATAAAGACTCGTTATTGGACTAGTGACTGGGCGAGCATGTTTCAGTTTATAAAGGATAACGATGCTATGTACTTGATGGAGCAGCGTATCCACCAGACAAACATTAAAAAATTCTTAGAAGAAAACCCAGACCAATTGCCCATAGGGCTCAACAGTGACAGCAGGTATACCGTGTCAGTCCGTAAATCCAAATAGGAGGTAGTAAAGTGATAATTGACGATGTAGTAAACGAGGGCTATGATAACCCCCTCACTGATGACCAGTGGCTAACCACTGTGGAAGTACTTGACTTACTTAAGGTAAGTAGACAGAAGCTAGCCACTCTCAGAAATAAAGGGCTAATAAAGGCTTATCGTAAAGGACTAAGTGAAAAAAACTTATATAACAAAGCAGAGTTAGCCAATTTAATAATTCAACAAAATACAATTAGGAGCATATAAAATGTCAAATGAAATGTCTTTATTCCGTGAGTCATCAGCGGTAATCCCTGCACATCTACGTACAGGTGCTTTAGATGAATTAACTAAAAGTCTTATGGGTGGAAGTGGCGTAAACAACAAGCGTATTTCTATTAAGGGCGGCATCTTCAGAATGATCGTAGATGGTCAAGAAGTCATGAAAAATGAAGATCGCTCTATGGACTTAGTTATCATTAACGCAGCGCCTAAAACTAGCAGGACGTATTATGCAGATATTTTTAAAGAAGGTGAGGTGGTGCTACCATCTTGCTGGTCTAATGATGGTGTTAAACCTGATCCTTCTTCTGAGAAAGCACAAGCAAGCGCCTGCGCAGTGTGTCCGCAAAATATAGCAGGTTCTGGTCAAGGCACATCAAGAGCGTGCCGTTTTAGTCGCAGACTAGCTGTAGTGTTAGGGCAGCCAACAGAAGATAGTGATATTTACCAATTGATACTGCCAGCGCAGTCTATCTTTGGCAAAGCGGATAATGGCAAAATGCCTTTAGAAGCCTACGCTAAATTTTTAGGTGGTAATGGGTTAAGTATTTCAAGCGTAGTAACTGAAATCCGTTTTGACACTAGTTCTGCTACTCCCAAGCTGACATTTCGTGCGGTTAAACCGCTAAGCATAGAAGAAATATCTGTCGCTGTAGAAAAAGGGCAAAGCCCAGCAGCGGTTCAAGCAGTGTCTAACAATCCTGGCGCAATAGATGGTCAAACTAAAAAAGAGAAAGAACTGCCTT